TGAATCTACTACTAAAGCAGCAAAACCAGAAACTGAAAAAGTAACTGATGTTGCATCTGCATTTAATGATTTATTCAACAAGTAATTAAAGGTCGCTCATAATGGCAAAAAGTAATAAGACTAAGCTAGAACTGGAAGACAGTTTAGCAAATACATTAGCTGATAGTATCAACAAGCAATTTAAAGGGCAAGCATTAAAAACTGCTTTCTTTTTAGATGGCGATGATGATGCACCTAGCAATGTTAAGGATTGGATATCTACTGGCTGCGATACATTAGACCTAGCAATTTCAAATCGACCGAACGGAGGATTCCCAGTAGGTCGCATTACTGAAATTACCGGATTGGAAGCATCAGGTAAATCTTTGCTAGCATCCCATGCATTAGCAGAAACACAGAAAAAGGGTGGGTTAGCAGTATATATCGATACTGAGGCTGCATCAAGTGCTGAGTTTTTAACTGCAATTGGTTGTGATTTAAAAACAATGTTATATGTACCATTAGAAACTATTGAAGAGATCTTTGAAACGATTGAAACTATAGTTGAGGGTGTACGTAAATCGAATAAAGATCGATTAGTTACTATTGTAGTAGATTCAGTAATGGGTGCTTCAACTAAAATTGAAATGGCGGCTGAATATGATAAGGATGGGTATGCAACTAGTAAATCTATTATCTTATCAAAAGCAATGCGTAAAGTAACCAATTGGATTGCTAGAGAAAACATTTGTTTAATCTTCACAAATCAACTTAGAACTAAATTAGGTGTATCATTTGGAGATCAGTGGACTACCGCAGGTGGTAAAGCTATTCCATTTCATGCATCTGTTAGATTGAGATTGAAAAACACCGGGCAGATTAAAGCAAAGATTAATGGTGTTGAACAAATTGTCGGATCTAAGACCAATGTTCAAGTTGTAAAAAACAGAATGGGTCCTCCACATCGTAAAATTGATTATGAAATCTACTATGATAGTGGTATTGATAATTATGGTGGTTGGTTAGGTGTTATGAAAACATTTGATTTAGTATCACAAGCAGGAGCTCATTACACATTGCAAGATGTTGATATGGTAACTGGTGAGGTATTTGGTGAAATTAAATTTCAATCAAAAAACTTCTTAGACAAGGTTATTAATATACCAGAAATTAAGGCACGATTGTATGCTAGAATATGTGATGCATATATCTTTAAATATCATGCAGGTATTGATGGTGGAATTGACGATGTGATAATCGATGATTCTATGGTTGATGAAGAAGGTTAATATTATATAATATTAGTTATAAATGGATAATAAGTATCAACAATTATTCAAACAGTTACAGCAAGAAAAGGAAAATAGTCCGTCCAACGTCGATGATCATATTATGGTGATGGACGGATTAAATACCTTTATTAGAGCGTTTGGAGCAACACCATCAACTAACGAAGATGGAGAACATATAGGTGGCATTACTGGATTTTTATTTTCAATTGGTAAAGCAATTAGAGATTTCAAACCTAGTAGATGTATAATAGTATTCGATGGTAAAGGTGGTTCCGTTCGAAGAAAAGCCATTTATAAAGATTACAAGGGCAATCGAGCAAATAAAACTAGATTGCGTCGCCACGATCATCATTTTGCTGAAATTGAAGATGAGCAAGAAGCAATGCGTCATCAATTCAGTAGATTAATTTCATATCTAGATAATTTACCTATTACCTTTATTTCAATTGATGGAATAGAGGCAGATGATACAATCACATACATTGCTGATATGTATGCTGATAAATGCAAAAAAATGACAATTGTATCAACGGATAGAGATTTCTATCAGTTAATCAATGATAAAATACAGATCTGGTCACCGGTTAAAAAGAAGATGTACGACACCGAAACTCTAATTGAGGAATTTGGGGTACATCCAAATAACTATGTTGTATACAGAACATTTACCGGTGATAAGTCGGATAATATACCAGGTGTTAATGGATTTGGTCCAGTAACCATATTAAAACATGTTCCTGAGTTATTAAGTGAAACTGAATTTACACCCGAACATTTATTTGAGAAATCTAAACAACTATTAGATACTTCAAAAAAGTATGGTATGATATTAGAACATCAGGAAATAATTGAGAAAAACTATCAATTGATGAATTTGAAGTTATTGGATATTCCCGGTTCATGTACTTCTAATATTCGTAACATAGTCACAGCACCAATACCATTAATGAATAAAATGGAATTCCAACGATTGTTTATGCAAGATAAAATGTGGAGCACTATGAAAAACTTACCGGAGTGGTTAAATAGCACCTGGTTATCATTAAATGCTTTCGCACAACAAACACATAAATAACTTGGATTCGTTCAATTAATTTTATATTATGGTTATATGACAGATAAACTTAATGAATATGGATGGGGCTTTCAAGTAAAAGTCGTAGCTGCAATGTTTACCGATCGGGTATTCCTTCAACAAATTGCAGATATTATACGACCAGACTACTTTGAATCTGAAGCAAATATTTGGTTATTAGAAGTAATAATAGAACATTTCCGAGAATATAAAACTCCCCCAACTAAAGATGTACTTAAGGTAAGGGTAACTGAGATTGATAGTGACATTTTAAAGGCTGCTGTATTAGAGCAGTTGAAAGATGTGTTTAGATTTATGGAAGCTGACGATTTATCATTTGTTAAAAATGAAATCTTAAAATTCTGCAAGAATCAGGAAATGAAACGAGCTATTATGGATTCAGTTGCATTATTGCAACAAGGAAACTATGATGAAATAAAAAGCAAAATGGATTCAGCAATGAAAGCTGGTGCTGATGTTAATATTGGTCATGAGTATAAAGCTGATGTTATTATGCGATATAATGAAGCAGCTCGTCATACTATTACAACCGGGTGGGATGTTGTTGATGATTTAATGGATGGTGGATTAGCTCCTGGTGAATTAGGCGTTGTAATGGCTGCTGCGGGTATTGGTAAATCTTGGTTATTGATCAATATTGCAGCACACGCAGTAAAAGCTGGTAAAACAGTAATACACTATACATTAGAATTAAATGAGAACTATGTCGGTCAACGATATGATTCAGTTATAATGGGTATTAATGCACAGAGTTTAAAAAATTATCAAGATGACATTGTAACTAAAATGGAATCATTGCCTGGTGAATTAATCATCAAGTATTACCCAACTAAATCAGTTGGTATAATGGGTTTGAAGGCACATGTTGAAAAAACTATAATGCAAGGTAAGAATCCTGATCTGATTATTGTGGATTATGCTGATTTGCTTAAAGTGAACACTAAAAAGGATAAGCACGAGGCCTTAGAGGAGTTGTACGAGGAGTTACGTGGAATGGCAGGTGAGTATAAAATTCCAATATGGACCGCGTCACAAGCAGGTCGAAGTGCATTAGAAGATGATATCATTGAAGCAGATAAAATTGCATCCTCTTATGGTAAAGTAATGGTTGCTGATTTTTTAATGTCATTATCCAGAAAAGTTGAAGATAAAATGTCAGGTACTGGTAGGGGTCATGTTATTAAAAATAGATTCGGACCAGATGGTATAACGTTACCAAGTAAGATTAACACAAATAATGGGCAGTTTCAATTCTTTGAACCTCAAACGACACAAGGTAAAGATACCACCAAAACTATGAAAACTGGTGAGAATATTATGAAACAAAGTTTGGCACAAAAGTTCAAAGATATGAAAGGAACTTTAGGTTAAACGATATTTATTTAAAATTAAGGTCCGGGTATAATGCTCGGCCTTTTTTTGCCTAAATATGTTTTATAATAACAAAAAAGATTAACGATTATGCATGTTACAACAAAGAAAAGTGAACTACTAACACCGAGGTTAGCATTCAAACCATTTCGATATCAATGGGCTTATGATTATTGGTTCCAACAGCAAAATGCACATTGGATGTTCCAGGAAATTAATATGCAAAAAGATATTTCGGATTGGAAGAGTGAATTATCGCGTGAAGAAAAGAGTGTTATTGGTCAGATATTAAAAGGATTTTTTCAATCAGAAACACAAATTGCCGATTACTGGAGTACTTATATAACTAATTGGTTTCCGGTTCCTGAAATAAGAATGATGGCACAAACATTTAGTTCATTTGAAACAATTCATGCAGTCGCATACTCATATTTAAATGAAGTATTACATTTAGAAGATTATGAAGCATTTAAGAGTGATCCTTCTATTATGAATAAACTAGAAATGCTAATTGAGGTAGATAAAAATGATGATTCGTTAGAGAATATTGCAAGATCATTAGCATTGTTCAGTGCATGTGCGGAAGGAATTCAATTGTTTTCTTCATTTGCTATTATGCTATCATTAAGAAAGAAAAACTTAATGACAGGTATTGGTCAGCAAATGATTTTTTCTATCCGAGATGAATCATTGCATTCAGAAGCTGGTTGTAAATTGTTTAGAACATTGATAGATGAAAATCCACATATTTGGACTGATAAATTAAAACGTGACATATATGATGGGTTTCAACTTGCATTAAACAATGAATTTGATTTTATTGATAAAGTATTTGAAGAAGGCGATTTAGATACAATAACAAAAGATCAGGTTAAAAATTTCATGTATGATAGAGCGAATCGTAAATTAAAAGAATTAAAGTTAGAACCTATATATGTAATAGATCTAGAATTATTAGAACAAATAGATTGGTTTTATATATTAGTATCAGGTGAACAACAAACAGACTTCTTTTTTAATCGCGAAACTGGTTATGCTAAACCAAATGCTGATTGGGAAACTGAGGAATTATTTTAATAATTAATATATATGACAGAAAAAATAGAAACTCATCCAATTGCAAAAAAATTAGGATGGAAAGTTGGAGAAGATTTTCCAATTGAAGGAAATAATGCTCTTTATCTAACAACGATTCAGGGTGAATATTTACAAAAAGGAGAAACACCAAATCAAGGATATAAACGATTAGCAAGTACAGCTGCAAAATTTCATAATGATCCTACATTAGAACCTAAGTTTTATGATATATTATCACAGCTTTGGTTAATACCATCTACACCTGTTTGTGCAAATTTTGGTACGGATAGAGGTCTTCCTATTTCTTGTTTCTCAGGAAAAGTTGGAGATGATATGTTTGAGTTAAACAGAAAGAGTACAGAAATGTCAATGCTTTCTAAAGCAGGTGGTGGAACAGCATATGATTTTTCATCGATTCGACCAATTGGATCTCCAATTAAAAATGGTGAAAATGGAAAGTCTGATGGTATTATTCCTTTTATTAAAGGATATGACTCTTGGATTTTAGCATCTAAACAAGGAAGTTTAAGACGTGGAGCTGTAGCAATTTATTTAAATGCAGAACATGAAGAATTTCCTGAGTTTTTAGAAATTAGAGAACCAAAAGGCGAAATACAAAGACAATGTCATAACATACATCAAGGTGCTATATTCACAGATGAGTTCATGAACAAAGTTGTTGATAAAAATGGTAAAGAAAGAGAATTGTGGTTAGCTACTTTAAAGAAGCGTGTTAAAACGGGTGAACCATATACAATGTTCATTGATAATGCAAATAAAGTAGTACCAGAATGGTGGAAGAATAATGATTTAAAGATTCATCATTCTAATTTATGTTCTGAGATATTTTTACCAACTGATTCTAATCACTCATTAGTTTGTTGTTTAAGTTCATTAAACTTAGCTAAATACGAAGATTGGAAAGATACAGATACTGTTTTATTAGCTACATTATTCTTAGATGCTGTTATTTCTGAATTTTTAGAAAAAGCAAAAGATATTAAAGGAATTGAAGATACAGTTAGATTTGCTGAGAAATCTAGAGCATTAGGTTTAGGTACATTAGGATGGCATTCATATTTGCAATCTAAAATGATTCCTTTTCACGGATTAGAGGCGAGATCGTTAACTAGACTGATATTTGGTGATATTCGTAAAAAAGCAGAAGAAGCTACCATATGGATGGGTTCAAAATTTGGATCTCCACTATGGTGTGAAGGAACAGGCAGACGCAATTTAACATTGTTAGCAGTTGCTCCGAATAGAAGTTCATCTAAATTAGCAGGTGGTGTATCACAAGGGGTAGAACCATTAGCTGGAAATGTATATGTTGATGATGATGCAAAAGGACTTCACATTAGACGAAATCCATATTTAGAAACATTGTTAATTGAAAAAGGTAAGAATTTACCAGAAGTGTGGGATCAGATATCGGAAGATAAAGGTTCTGTACAAAATATTAGATGTTTGAGTAAAGAAGAAAAAGAAGTATTCTTAACATTTAAAGAAATCAATCAATTAGAATTAGTTCGACAAGCAGCAGTTCGCCAAGAATATTTAGATCAGGGACAAAGTATTAATTTAGCATTCTTCCAAGATGCTCCAGCAAAATGGATTAACCAAGTTCATATTGAAGCATGGAAGTTAGGATTGAAAGCGTTGTATTATTTAAGATCTGAATCTAACTTAAGAGCTGATTCAAAAATGCAAAGAGATTTATATTCAGAATGTTTGGCGTGTGAAGGTTAATTCCGCGCTAAACGTATTTATTATAAAGGAATATTGTGATTAAATTAAAAAATTTACTCAAAGAAAATGAATCAGCTATTAATTTAGCATATCAGAAAATTGACGAATTACCAATTGGTAAACTATTCGATGATGCTAAAAATATAGAAGGTATTTTCAAGAAAAGTCAGCATAGTTGGAATGATGTTATTGTTACATATGAAAAACATGAAGAACAACATCATATTAAATATGTTAATATATCAGATATTCATATAACACAACCAAACGTTCAAGCTGATAAAGTAAAAAAACTATTAGATAGTATTGACAAATTACCTAGAATAAATGCAGTTCAATTTGAAGATGGTGAAATGGCAATTTATGACGGTCATCATAGATTAGTTGCTAATTGGGCAATTGGGAATACTCAAATCAAAGTAAACCTAGTTCGGTTAACAAAATATGATGCATCTGGTATTGACACTCCTGGAAATCCGAATATGTAATTATAATTAAGTAGGGATAGAAATATCCCTATTTTCTTGGATAACACAATAAAATATCATATTATATTAATAAAAAAAAAGAACATATATGAAAACAGATGAAAAATTAGGATTAGAAGTACAACAATTTTTAATCAAACATGGTGTAGAAACTCCAATAAAAGAAAATGGATTATCTAACCAAGAAAAAATTGAAGCAATCCGCGATAAATTTTCGGATATTATGGAATTGTTAGAATTAGATTTATCCGACGATTCATTACAAGATACACCGTCTCGTGTAGCAAAAATGTATGTTAATGAAATATTTTTTGGATTGGATTATAAAAACTTTCCTAAGGCAACTACCGTTGATAATAAAATGAATTACGACGAAATGGTAATTGAACGAAATATCAATGTACAATCTAATTGCGAACATCATTTTGTAATAATAGACGGTGGGTGTCATATTGGTTATATTCCTAAAGATAAAGTATTAGGATTAAGTAAATTGAATAGAATTGTTCAGTTCTTCTCAAAACGACCTCAAATACAAGAACGATTAACAGAACAAATTTATTACGCATTATCTTATATATTAGATACTGAAAATATTGCTGTGATTATAGAAGCAACACATTATTGTGTTAAAAGTAGAGGTATACAAGATGTAAACTCTGATACCGTAACTAGTAAAATGGGTGGATGTTATAAAAAAGATCCGGAAGCTCGTAAAGAATTTTTATCAATTGTTAGTAACCATAAGAAATAAATGGCTAATTGGGATAAATTGAATTTGGAATTAGATTCCGCATTAGATTCAATGACCCACGACGATTGGTTACAATTTAAAAATAAAAATATGGCAAGATATATATCAACAAAATTATTCGAAAATTACTCTGTAGCAATTCGTCAATGGAAAGCATCACATTCACACTGCGAATTATTACATGGATATGCTTTGAAATTTAAAGTTTGGTTTGCATCATCAGAATCAGACATTGATAAGCAATTAGATGATATGAATTGGATCGTTGACTATGGTGGATTTAAAACACCACCAAAAGGCAATGGTTTAAAAGATTGGATGGATCATATGTGGGATCATACTACATTAATTCAATCAAATGATCCATATAGAGATTTATTTGAATCTATGGCAATGGAAGGTATTTGTAAAGTTCATTTTTTAGATAAAATGGGTGCTGAAAGTAATGCTAAATTAGTATTTGATAAATTTAATGAAGTTTTAGCAAAGACGGATGCTGGTAGATGTAAATGTATCAAAGTAGAATGTTTTGAAAATGATAATAATTCATCAATATACGAAGAATAATGGAAAGAATAGTTACAACCTGGCAAGAAAATGGAATGCAATATACAATTACGGCTAAGCCAATTAATAACACAGCTCCCGTATATACTGGACCACCCAATGAAATGGTATCTATATATGAGTATATAGGTAGTAAAACACCAGAAAAAGGTATAGGTGATAAGGTTTATAAAAAAGCAAAACAAGTAGATGCTAAAATAAGTAATAAAGAGGTTATTACTACAAATTATACCGGCAAGATATTATTATATGAACGTGTATTCTTAGATATGTATTATAATGCAGTGGTTGGTACTATGAATACAACACCAATGGTAACACCGCAAGTAGTAACAACACCTATACAACCAATTATCGAGTATGATCCCATTAATGATGACTTACCTTTTTGAAAATATGAAAATGAAAAGAATAGACGATTACACAAAAACATTACCGGTTATTGAATTATATAGATGTGTTCAATCAGAAGGTAGTAGATTTGGTAGACCGACTATAGCAATCAGAACTACCGGATGTACACATCGTTGTTATTTCGGCGAAGGTGGTTGGTGTGATAGTTGGTATACTAGTATACATCCAGAAAAAGGTACATTTACCTTTAAAGACATTATTAACATATATGATGAAAATCCACATATCAAAGAAATGATGTTAACAGGTGGATCTCCGACAATGCATCCCGCATTGGTAAATGAATTAACACATTTTGCAAATGAAAGAGGTATTTTTATTACTATCGAGACTGAAGGATCTCATTTTATTAAAACTGATTATCCTATCGATCTCATTAGTCTCAGTCCTAAGTTTAGTAATAGTATTCCCGTTGTGGGTACTACGACGCCTCAAGGTGCGATTGTTGACGAAAAAATGATTAAGCAACATAATAAATTTCGTTTAAATTATGATGTAATGAAAGAAACATTAGCATATCATACAGATTATCATTATAAACCAGTATGGGATGGTACTCCAGAAAATCTAGAACAAATTGAAACGTTTCGTGAATATATGGGTATTCCTAAATTTAAAACATATATCATGCCTGCCGGCGATACTAGAGAAGAATTAATAAAAATGTATCCACTTGTATTTGATATGTGTGCCGAAAAAGGTTACAATATGACCGGCAGAGATCATATCATTGCATTTGATACTAAACGAGGAGTATAATATGAAACAATTAATTTATTTTGGTGCAGAATGGTGTGGGCCATGTAAAATGATAAAACCACAATTACAAGCATCTGGATTACCAATTCGATATGTAGATGTCGATGTAAGTCCCGAAATGGCAGCAAACTATAATATCAAAAATGTACCAACTATTATATTGGTAGATAATAATGCTACTGTTATTGATAGAAAAACTGGTGGTGCTATAACAGTAAATGTAGTAAAAGCAATGTTAAACAAATAAAAGGAATAAGTTATGGAAATGAAACCAATGGGTGATTTAATTTTAATTAAAGAACGTGAAAAAGCAGATACTACGAAAAGTGGTATTATTATTATGGATGGCATTGATGGTGATTTTGTTTATGCTGATGTTATTAAAACAGGTGATGGTCTATTCACACAAACAGGTGATAGAATACCAATGACAACTAAACCAGGTGATACCGTATTAATTAACAAAAATAATTTAGGGTCACAAAAACAGGTAAGATTGGATGAAATTGACTATATTTTAGTTAGAGAAGCTGAACTAGCAATGTTTTCATGCTAATTCAATTATTAGGGTGGCTAAGTACATCAATGATTTTGTTAGGTGCAGTTGTTAATGCTCGAGGAAAATCATTGATGGCCATGGTCATTTGGATCATAGGTGATATTGGTTGGACTATATATGATATATTCATTAATAATTACAGCCATCTTACATTATGCATTGTTATCATATTAATTAATTTATACGGTATATACAGAGTATGGACACAAAAAAAATAATATTCGACTCAGCAGATTTACAGGAAATGGTTCATCGTTTAGGAGCTGATATATCAGTTGATCATGTACAGAGTGATAATACATTACCACCGGTTTTAATTTGCATTTTAAATGGATCTATACACTTCTATTCAGATTTAGTTAGAGCAATGTCAATAGATTGCGAATTAGACTTTATTAGATTAAAATCATATGAAGGACAAGATAATTCAGGTGGAATTACATGTACTAAAAATTTAGAAATAGATCTTAAAGGTAAAAGAGTGTATATCGTAGATGATATATGTGATTCTGGTGCTACTATATTAGAAGCCTTATTTATGGTTAATAGTAGAATGGCACAGGAAGTAAAAGTTGTAACAATGTTGCAACGGAAAGGCGGAACTACGCTATCTGATTTTAACGGGTTTGAAATCAATGATGAGTGGGTAGTAGGATATGGATTAGATAACAATGGTTTGAATCGTAATCAAAATATAATATATTCATTATAATGGCATATCAAAATATAGCATATCACAAGAAAACAAATCAAATGCACATATGGGATGATACGGAAGGTTATCATTCATATCAATTTAAACCATATGGTTATTTACCAGACAATAATGGTGACTATGAAGCATTAGATGGAACTACCTTAAAACGAGTTAATCAAAATCTAAAAGATAACTCATCTGCATATGAATCTGATTTAAATGAAGAGGTACGAACATTAATTGATTTGTATTATGAATCAGATTTAGTATCAAAAGGACATAAAGACTTTTTCTTTGATATTGAGTCAGATCGCGATGAAAAGGGATATGGTACTACACAAGATGTCCGCACGCCTATAACATCCATTGCATATCATGATAAAGCTGGTAAGGATAAACGAGTACTTATATTAGATACCCGGAAAGCACTAAAAAACCAGGACTTAAATTCAAATGACTATACAATTGAAGTATTTGATAATGAGGCTAACCTATTAACTAGATTTATCAATTTATTTGCTGAAATTCAACCTACTGTTATAACTGGTTGGAATACTGATGGTTATGATATTCCTTATCTATTAGGTCGATGTAAAAAGGTATTAGGAGCACAATCAATCAATAAATTAAGTCCGGTTGGTATTGTGGAATATAATCCTAAAAAAGAAAAATGGAAAATATTCGGTGTATCTAGTTTAGATTACATTAAACTATATAAAAACTTTACTTATACTGAATTACCTAATTATCGATTAGATACTGTTGCAAAGAAAGAGGTAGGTCGAGGTAAGGTTGAGTATGAAGGTGATTTACAGCACTTATTCGAAACAGACATACACAAGTTTGCATTTTACAATATGACCGATGTTGATTTGGTATATGAAATGGATGATAAGCTTCAATTAATCAATTTAGCTCGTACTATTTGTCATAAAGGCCATGTACCATATGAAGATGTGTTTTATGCATCTAAATACTTGGATGGCGCTGCAATTGTCGATTTGAAAAGAAATGGATTGGTTGCACCTAACAAGCAATTTAGATTTATTGAAGATGAATCATCTGCAAAATTAGATGGTGCATATGTTATGCCTCCTATTCCTGGTTTGTACGAATGGATTTACGATTTAGATTTAACATCCCTATATCCAAGTATCATTATGAGCTTGAATATATCACCGGAAACAAAAATTGGTGTAATTAGAAATTGGGATGAAACTAAACTTCTTAGCAATGAACCATTTGATGATTATATTAATGGTAACATAATTACCGATGTTAAACAATGGTTAACTGATAATAATTATACAATTGCATCTAATGGGGGTGTATATCAAACTAATAAAAAAGGATTCTTACCATTGATATTAGAGAAATGGTTTGAAGAGCGAGTTATATTTAAAGATAAGCGAGATACTTTTGAAGTTGGATCTGAGGATTATAAGTTTTATGATGCAATGCAGTTAACACAAAAAGTATTATTAAATTCGTTTTATGGTGTATTAGGTCTTAAGACATTTAGATTCTATGATATAGATAACGCAGGGGCTATTACATCGACAGGACAGAGTATAATTAAATTTTCAGCAAAAGTTATCAACTCATACTATGCAAATGAAATAGGACAAGATTACTTCATTAATGCAAATGGTAATAAGGCTGAATTTTCTTTTTATACTGATACAGATTCGACATTTGTTTCATCATTACCTTTAATTCAAAAAAGGTATCCTGACTATGATGCAAATGACGAAAATTTTATGATTGAGAAAACAAATGAAATTGCTTCAGAAGTACAAAAACGTGTTAATGCAATGTATGACCAATATGCTATTGCATTTCATAATACTGTCACACATCGTTGGCAGATTAAACAGGAATATGTCGCAAAATCCGGCTTATGGATTGCCAAAAAACGATACGCCCAATGGGTTATATTTAAAGAAGGTAAACCGACGAATAAAATGGATATCAAAGGATTAGATGTTGTTAGATCATCATTTCCTGAGGATTTTAAGAAAATAATGAAAGAAACACTTTGGCATATCCTAAAAGGACAGGATAAACAAGGTACATCTGATATGATCTTAGAATTTAAGGATAATATACAAAAATCTGATATTTTAAATGTAATGAAGAACTCTGGTGTGAAAGAGATATCTAAATACACAAAACAAAGAGCTCCATTTACTGGATATATATCAGGTACACCAGCACATGTTAAATCTGCAATTAATTTTAATGATTTATTAGCAAAACATGAACGAACTGATGTAACTCCAGTTACTGATGGCGAAAAGGTTAAATGGGCTTATCTATTACCAAATCCGTATGGTTTTGATACAATGGCATTGCGAGGATATAGAGATCCAGCAGAAACTATTGAATTTGTTGAAACTTATATAGATCGTAACAAAATATTCGATAGAGAGTTACGTGGTAAGTTAGATGACTTCTATGCCGCAATGAACTGGGGTTGTTTACCTGAAAATAATAATATGAACAAATTCTTTTCATTTTAAATAATAATAAGTGCAGCTATAACGGTTGCACTTTTTTACTGCACAATAGGTTGGAAAATCTATTAATATTCAATATAATAAATAAAAAAACGTATGTACGGAAAAAAACAATGGAGAGGTCGAGAAGTAGAAGGTCGATACTCAGATATGATGACATTCTTTGTTAGAGAATTAGGCGATGGTATTGAAGTTGAAACATTATTAGAATATCCTCATTATTATTTTACGGTTGAGTATATGGAGAAAATGTTAGGTGTTTCTATGTCTGCTATGATACAAAGCGTTACTGCTAATACTAATAAAGAATATATCGCAGTAATTCGTCAAATATTAGATGAAACTAATGCAGCAGTAACAATTGAAGCTAATAGCAAAATCATTTCACATATACCACCCGATCTATTTAATAGATGTCACGTTATATATCGTATACAAGATGAAGCTGTACAGAAGTTAAAGCAAACCGATACATTAAGCATTGATGCTGGGTGGTACCGTGTTCATCAGATTACTAAATGCAATATGATGGAAATTAATCCAGATAACTATAAATTCGACGAAGAACTATGAAATCATTAGGAGTAATAGCAGGTAACTTTGATTGTATGCATCCAGGTTACATTATGATGTTTGATGAATGCAAATTGCATTGCAACCAACTATGGGTATTGTTACATGAGGATCCATCTTTAGAAAGAGAATCTAAACTAAAACCAGTTTTATCATTAGTTGATAGAGTTAGGATATTGAGTTCACTTAAACAGGTAGAAGCAGTATTTCCATATAAAACAGAAGCTGATTTGGTACAAATACTAAAATCACTTGCACCAGCTGTTCGTTTCTTAGGAGATGATTATATTGGTAAATCATTTACCGGTGATGATTTAGATATTCCACTTCATTATCTAGATAGAAGTCACGGATGGTCCACAACTAAATATAAACAATTAATAACAAATTCAGTAAATAAATAAAATATGTTAACAACACAACAAGCAACTAAAAAGTATGGTACTCCAAATGAAACGGGTGCTGGATATTTAGAAACAGTAGTAAGTCCATATCCATTAAGGATAGCATGGGATACTGATAGTACAACTTCGAAGGTAAGATGTCATAAACTTATAGCTCCAAATCTTAAAGCTGTATTTACAGATATTTTAGCTCATTATGGACTTGCAAAAATTAAAGAACTAGGCATTGATCTTTACGGCGGTTGTTTTAATTATAGAAAAATGAGGGGCGGTTCTTCATGGTCTAAACATGCATGGGGTATTGCTATAGATTTAGATCCTGCTAGAAATACACTTAAAGAAACAAAGAAAACTGCGAGATTTGCAAGACCTGAGTATAAACCGATGATTGATATATTTTACAAGCATGGTTTTATTGGATTGGGTGTAGAAAAGGATTATGATTGGATGCATTTTGAAATTAAAGAATAATTTATGAAATATAGTGTAGTAGTAACATTTAGCATTGAAGGCTTCCACAATTGGCCTGATGCAAAGGATATCTTTCCAGAAGTAGCATTCCTGTCAGATAGACATAGACATATGTTCGGATTTCGTTGTTATGCAAATGTAACACATACTGATAGAGATGAAGAATTTATTTTATTAAATAGAAAGATTCAAAAGTCACTTCGAACTAATTTCTCAAAGGAACTAACTAATGTATTAGAGTTTGGATCTATGAGTTGCGAAATGATTGGCGAATGGTTATTAGAAGAATTTCCTTCTTTATATAAAGTTGAAGTTTGGGAAGATTTTGAGAATGGTTGTGTTATTGAAAGATAGGTTGGATCATTGAATGTTATTTTATATTATAGGTTATGAAGAAAGTCTTTTATTTTGGTTTAGAACCACTTAAAGCCCGTTATACTTATCAATTAAGTAAAGAGTGGATGCCAGCAACCTTTGCACCATATGTTGATGCAGGTAAATTAGAATTTATTGATATTGAAGGTGATTTTGATCCAGATCAGCAAATTAAAGTTGGTGCTGTATTAGATGCGGTTGGTAGAGGTAAATTTGCTATGTCACAATGTAGTAATTTCCTGGATATGATCAATACGGATCAGGTTAAGAATGGCGATGTTATCTTTTTACAAGATTATTGGCATCCGGGCATCGAATCTATATTGTATGCGTTAGACCTATATGGTATCAAAGTTAAAATGTATGCAATGCTACATGCACAAAGTGTAGATGAATATGATTTTACTTGGCCGATGAGAACATGGATGCGTCCTTATGAATTAGGTTTAGACAAACGAATGTCAGGTATATTTGTAGGATCTACTATTCATCGAGATCAATTAAGATCAGCAGGATTTGAAGCTCCGATACATGTATTATCATTGCCATTGCATAAAGAGATGTTGTTAAAGACATTACCTGGATTTGATATTACGGCACCACGTGAAAATAAAATAGTATTTTCTAGTAGATTGGATAAAGAAAAAAATCCATTCTTTATGTTGGCTGTAGCAGAAAAGTTCTTAGATGTATATGAAGATTGGACTTGGAATGTAACTACATCCGGTAAATCATTTAAATCTATGGTACCGGGTGTAATTGAGGCAATGGAAGTATTAGCAATTAAACAACCTCGTTTTAAATTGTTATCTAATTTAACTAAAGAAGAATATTACACTGAATTAGCAACATCGAAGATACAATTCAATTGTTCATTACAAGATTATGTATCGTGGACGGTATTAGAATCAGTTGCATATGGTTGTGATGTTATATTTCCTAATTTTAGGTCATTTCCTGAATTCATCCCAGAACATAAGCTCTATATGCCATTTGATGTTAACTCAGCATATAATGCACTAAAAACTAATGTAATGTGGAGTAGTAATGCTGTGAAACATAAGCAGTTATATAATTTCCCGGATTTAGCTGATTTAGGTCGAAGAATGGAAGGTTATATTGTAGCAAATGATATAACGCAGGAATTAAATGTTTGGCACGAAAAAGAATATTGTGAATATTTACTAACAAATGAAAATAAATAAATGAGTAATAAGAAAGACACTAGTCATTACAAAGATTTCTTTTATATTCCATCTTTATCAGCAGGATCTATGGTTTCTGCATTTAAGAAGGATACTAAGTTTTCTGATGGTACTACGATGAGATTCTTCGCAAAAGAATATCCGGAGAGATGGCGTCATAACAAATTCCTAGTTACGGCTGGTCATCATTATAAGAAAATGGACTTTAGACAGCAATTGGGCTTAGATGATGAAACATTTGTATTTGGTGATTCAGGAGGATTCCAGATCGCAACAGGTGCACTTAAATGGGACGGTACCGGGGTACTTAGGGAAAAGATCTTTCATTGGTTAGAAGCAAATTCAGATGTGGCTGCTAATTTAGATATACCACCTCGTGTTACTTTTGAGAACAGATTCCAGGATTCGATGGATATTAGTTTCGATAACTTTAAGTATTTTGAAAAGCACCAAAGTGGTAAAACTAAATTCTTAAATGTTATACAAGGTACATTTAATGAAGAATATAGTACTTGGTATCATAAGTTTAAGGATTTTGACTTTAATGGTTGGTGTATTGGTGGTCCTAAGAAATTAGTTGATTTTATGTATGTTATTGCATTAATGTTGCAAGAACGTGAATTTGAGAAACAGCATATTCAATATATTCACTTATTAGGTATATCTAAAATATCAGATTTCTTTATTCTATCGACAATACAAAAGTTATTAAATGAATTGACAGATGGTCGAGTTCAATTAATGACAGATTCATCTTCTCCGGGTCAATATCCAGTATTTGGTACATATTTGCATTCAACTAATTATAAGACACAAACCTTTACGGAATTGTATTTTCCAAAGAATGCAGAGTATAGAAGAAAGACTCATATTGCTAAAAATAAAGGATCTGTTGAAATAGATAAAACAAATTTAGTACCATGTAGTATTGATTGTCCAGCATGTAAAGATTTTACATATGAATACCTAGGGGGACAGACAGCTAGTGGGTTAGATCGTTATTCACAGGAAGGTATGCCTAGAATGGTTGTTCATAATACACATTTATATTGCGAAGCAGTTAAAGATATTAATAAATTGGTTAATAATCACGTAGAGTTACTAGAAACAGCTATACCTACTGAATTATTCAATGTTATCTTATCATTACACGAAATGTTTGCAGATCCAGAAAAGGCAATGCACGTATACGCAACATATGTTAAAACATATAAAAAATATGGTGGTGATAGTATATCAACTACCGATGCAAACAAATTCAATGAATTCTTTAAATTTTAATTAGTTATAGTATGGAAAAAAGTAAATTAGTAAGTTTTATAAATCGTTATTACTTAGCAGGAAATTGCGAAGCGGTTACATTAAAAGAAAATGAAACTGGTGTTGGTTGTGAGTTAATTGATAGTGATCAGACAGTTGTAGGTAAAATTCAATGGAAAACTACTCCATTTATGAAAGGTTCGTTAGGAATCAATCACACCGGCGCATTAATTAAAATGTTATCGGCAGTTGGTGAAAGTATCGATATTCAAGTACAAGATGTTGCTGGTAAGAATTATGCAATGAAGATTACGGAGAATTCTACAAAGTTAACCTTCATGCTAGCAGATACAACCGTTATTCCAGCAGTGCCAACTATTAATTCAGAACCTGATTATAAAGTATCAATTGATGTGAATGAGGAGTTTATTAATAAATTTATTAAAGCTAAAAACGCATTACCGGATGCAAAGAATTTTGCAGTAACAATTAAAGGTGGTGTTATTAAATTTATTATTAATTATACTACTATTAATGCTGATAATATTTCATTTGAAATGGGTAGTACGACA